CCCCCCGGAGCCACTGGTATCATTAGTCCGGGCTGATTTGTAATTTCCTCGGCTGACAACGCTCCTTCCTCATAAATCCATTGAGTATTTGTAGACAGCATAGCGTTCTGAATAACCATATTCTGTAGAATGTTCCCCGCACTCTGAATAGAGACCATCGAGTCCACATCACTCTTACCGAAAAACTCATGTGGTAACGGGTTAGCGTTATAAGAAAGTATAGGGAACTGACCATGCCAATAAGGGTTTTCCCTGTCTACCGCAACCACTTTATCGTTGATTATAACGATATGCCTACCTCTAGGATAACGCACAGCTTTAGGAGGAGCTTTACCGAACTCTGTCTGCATCGGAGTCATTTCATTATAATACAACTCCCACACATCATACCTTCTCCGTTTCCATGTTTCGTTCTGATCAACAGTATCTTTCTTCTGGCTAGAATTCTTATTAAACATCGTCTTAACAGTTTTGAATAAGCCGTCACCAAGCGTGTCTTCGTCATCCCCACCGAAATCCTTCTCTTTAACACCGTAAATACGTTCAATATCATAACAATCCATCTCGTTACGTATAATCACATATTTATGGTCCCCGAAATCACTACGTGTTCCGTATGGGTCGGGGAAAACATCTTCAAAGTTCATATGTGGTAATCGCACCCTGTTCGTCTGCGGGCAGAACTTCACTTTTCGATAAGCAGTCCCGCCAACCAAAACATCAACCAGCAGTTTCGCCACCTCGATACCTTCACCCCGTTCTTCATGGAACGCTTCAAGGATATTCTGTAAGAATCTTGCACTATCCCCTTCTCGCATAGGCGTAGGAACCTGCTGACCATCTTCCGTCTCAATCATGGCAGGTAATTCAGGATAATCCGCTTCAACGTAATATTTAGGGTATCCCCTCATTAGGATGGGGCGTAAAGTATCCACCATAGGGCCTATAATATCCCTTTTGACCCTAAACCTCCACGAAGGTGCTTTGTCATCAGGGGTCCATCCTTCTTCATTCTCTCTCAGATAATGGTTCCCCAAATAAGTCAAATAATTGCGCTGTATTTCTTTCGCTCTGGGTTCAACCTTCTCACGTGATTCATCACGCATAGACTTAAAAACTTCAAGGATGTCATCCTCTTTAGTCATCTGCTCAAAATTCTTACCTTTCGCCATAACCTCCCCCTTAAACTAAATCCAGATAATGCTTCCCGCCCATCAAATCATCCAGTTCTGACCAATACGGTTGATCTTTAGCTTCATAATAACTTGCTGACTTCGGTAAAGGAAGAGCGTCATGTGCTAACAAAACCCCTCCGCAAGCAATGACTTCATCATCATAGTACCCATCTTCAGGTTCTCCGATCCGTCTACCTTTACCTTTCTTCATCGCTTGAGGTCTTCCGTTGACTGCCACAAAAGTCTGGCATTCCCGTATAAGTTTCTCATCAGGTATAACCATTTCTTCATTATGAATAGCTTCCTGCACTCTAGCGACAACTCTCCTACGGGTAGCTGAAGTGTTTCTCCAACCTATCCTGTCAGTCTTGTGAGCGAACAACCCTAACATCTCTTCAGTAATCAAATTCGGGTAAGTATATTCGTTTCTAAGGATATGTGCAACCGTACCCCCATCCGCATTATTCTCAGGACAGCAATAAGCCTGATTATAATAAAGGGACATTAACCACATCTGTTCTGCAAATTCGTCTATAGGAACTTGTCTTCCGTCAAACCCTCTTATCTTAGCCACAAGCTGTAACGGCATCCGCTTAAATATCAAGCAGCACGAATAATCCCCACTATCCAATCCTTCCGCATGGTCAGACCCTGCAACATATTCGAGATAAAGATGAGGTTCTTCCCAGATATGAACAATACCAGAACTGTCTTCTTCAAAATGAGGCTCCCCGTTTCTAGAAACAAAGTAACCCCGATACCCTGCGGGAACAGTTTTCTCCAACCAGCGAGAAAGAACCCCCATATCAAATATACTGTTATTACTAGCCTGAAACGCTTCTTCTGCTGTGGCAGGGTACTGTCGCATGAATTCCGAAATACTGCCCTGAGTACGGTTCCTGATTGCTGACCTTCTCCAACTTAAACTCTCAAGACTCATCTCCGGATACTGCTCGAAAAGCCCTCTTTCATCACCGTACATATCGTTCGCTGCTGTCCCAACGGAATCTTCAAACCTTTTGACAGCAGCTTCTGTTTTGAACGGAGTCTTATATTCGTTATGAACATACCACGGGATAAACAAAGCAGAGAAATCAGATTTACCTTCCTGTGCTCTTGTCCATTCAATAGCGAAATCGTCACCTGCCATATTAGCTGTGGTTTCGAGTATTATCAATGTGGAAGGGTCATCAGGTACTGTCTGGAAAAGCATGGCTAACGTTTTGGAGAGATTGGTAAAGAACGCAGCTTCAGATAAATGTACCATCTGAAAGGTATAGGACGTAACGTTCTTTTCCCCTTCAACCTTAATCTGACTATTAACAGGAGGGGCTAGTTTCAACAGATGCCCTTCTCTCGCTGACTCTGTAGATACAGGTAAGGGTAAATACTGATGGAACCGTCTATACATACTGAAAATATTGGAGGCAGACCCCCCCTTCTCTTCAGTGATAATAAGGCTATTAGTCCCCGGTTCACAGATAGTACGGAGGAAATTATAAGCCCCTATCCCTGTAGAACTACCTTGCTGTCTTCCTTTCAACTCAAGGATACGAACAGGTTTCCCTTCTTCCTGTTGCCTGAAGATTTCCCTATAGATCCTCATCTGGGTTTCGTTAGGGATAAAAGGTACGAGTTCCCTACTCTTGCTCTGTACCTTTAACAGTGCTCCCATTGCTGCCGTCATCTGCCCCAAGTTTTCCACTAACAACTGGGGGTGATTCAGGTAAGCCGTTTCCCACAGGTCCACTAGAGATTGATTTGATAAGTCCACCATACACCTTCTCTATCTCTTTTTTTACTTCGCCTTCAGTGATACTCACAACGGTTTTATGTTGTGCTGTCAACTGCACAGGTTGATCCCTAAACGTATTATAATAGTGCATAACTCTGTCAAAAACAAGTAACTGTGTTCTTAAATCCGCTTCTTCCAAGTTACTCATCATAACTGAAAGGGTAGTTCCCGCAGCAGTCATTAGGGTTTTAGCGAAATACTCTTCCGCTTCAGCCGTTATCTCTTCAAACCTTCCATCATGCTTATAAGTCTCGACCCATGACCGTATGCGATCTCTTGTACAAGGTTCCCCCATCATCTCCGCTGCCCGCTGAAACGATCTTCCGCAAAGCATATAAAGAAACACACCATGACGCTTTTCTTCCTCTGAATATTTCCATGTCCTTTTAAGATTATTCATATTTCCTTATGCTTCCCCCCTCTCCTTTTTCTATAAACCTTCCCTTTAGTTTTCCATGCCCAAGACCTGCGTCTTAAATCCCAGTCTATACCTTCTTTCCTGATGAAATCATCCAGAACAGATTCCTTGATATCTAAATCTTTTGCAATCTGATCTACGTTTGTACCGTATCTCATCATCGTAATTATAGTTTCTTTGTATTGTTCAGGCTTTATCGCTTTCAACCGTGGCCTCCCCGCTTTAGCCATCTTATCTCCTATATATCTCGTTAATAAGCCAGACAGCAGCATACATAACAACAAAAGCTGAAACTACCATTAATATAAAACTAAACATTACGACCTATCCCAAATTCTTGAGGTCTATAGCCACTTACATACTTAAGATAATAACCTTTAGGAAAAGACCTATTTCCAATTTTATCTTTCTTTATGCAATGAGACATCCTATGTCCTTTTATCCCAAAAGACTGATCATCCTCCAGCCCTGCTCCATGTGTATGGGTATTCTTACAACTAGGACAAACAAACTGCCAAAGACCTGCATTCTTATATTGCTCCTTTCTAGCATTCCATGAATTTGGAGGAATCCATGTACATTCTAATAATGGTATTCCATCACTATCATATATAATAGGTTCAGTTTCCTTGTAAGGACCAACAATCTCTCTTAATGATTTCATGTTTATCTATTTCTCCCAAAAGGATTTCTTAAACCAAATAATCAACCTGCGCCAAAAGGTAGATTTCTTCTCAACGAGTTTCTCTACCCATTCAACCTTTAACCTTCTTTTTTTGGGATACCTCATCCCAATAAGAGAACTACAACCCATCCAACTGTTGTGATTAATCCAATAATAGAAAACATTAATATAATGGAAACAACGATCAGAGTTGCAACCCACCAAAAAAGATCACCCATATCATATTCTTTTACTACGCTTTTTAGTTTCTAATAAACAGACCATAGCAAAAATATTAAAATAGTCATAATCAACCCTTCTTATAAAAAGAACTCAAAGCTGCCCTTCGTTTAGATTTGTTTTCAGGATGGTTCAAGAAACAGGGATGGCTACAATACTTCTGTTTCCTACTCGGAATGAAAGAAAACTCCTTGTCGCAGGTCGGACAAATAGCATGAATCTTCTTACTCTCCCTCACGCTGGGTTACTCGCAATGTGTTTCGTGATCTCTTCTGTTAGTTTAGCTTTAAACATACCCTTGCCTTGAATATTCCAAAGAACACTCTTGTTATTCTCAAGGTCTCCCTTCTTGATTAGCTCCCATGCTTCCTTAGCACTGGAAGCCTCTACCTCAACCGTGTTTTCGCTGGATTGCGTGTACGTTATCCTGTATGTTTTCAAAATCAATCACCTCTTGCGCTGGTTTGTCCCCAACCTCGTACCAATACTTAAACCAATCTTGAGAATCTTTAAACTTGGTCACTACCCGTTCCTTGGAAACATAATTTGTCCTGACATCCAGATAGGTAACCTGACCATCAACGGAAACCTCTACTTTGTAACCCCTATCAATATACTCTTTAATCTTATCATTTATACTAAACTGCCCGTCCTCAGAGTACCTAAGTGTTATATATATAGTATTACCCTTCATTTCTACGGGAAGTCCTCTTAATGTCATCTCTATAGTTTCCATACTTACCAGTGGTGGATTTCTATCCCCACCTGACGCTCCTTTTCATAAAGTTCACTGTCAGTAAACGATTTAGATTTGCTTTCCATTATAGGAACCCTCTCTACTTCTTCGGTCTCAGAAACGGTCTTACCAGAAATCCTAATTTGGTTAAGAAGGTCTTCAATAGCTTCTTGATTAGCTTTCCTGCCCCTTTTCCATAGAGACCTCCATCCTTTCCAGTATAAATATCCCTTGAGTATCTCACCTAATCCCACTTGTACCCTGCACCTTGCGTATAAGAATAACCAGTAAAGCTGTGAATAAGACAAACCCTCCAAAAAAAACAACAGCTTCAAGCATTTTCCAACTCCTCAATACGTGCTTTTAATACCTCGATTTCCGCATCCCTTTTCCCGATAATAATCTCCAGCGGATAAGTGAGGAAATGGAACACACGATGAAAGGTCCACCCCCTGATAAACTTGGCTTGCGGTGTCCGTTTAAGGTATCGAGACCCATCAAATATGTTATTAACGAAAAAGATAACCCTTTCGACCAGCACATCCTTGATATCGAGGATACCTATTTCATTCAACGTCCCCATTCCTACGATCCCGTCCACATCCAGAACATTTGCATTCTCTTTCGTATTAACGCTTTGCTGCAAAATCTTACCTGCGTTCCGTTTTCCGTGGTTGACAGACATGTCCATCCACAAATGTTTTAAATCATCACTGAATGTATCTACTTTTGCACCGTCCCAATAAATGCTTTTATAGAATTTCACGGCATCTTCTTTAGGCATGTCACGCAACTCATCTTTAGAGACATCCCTACCGAGATAGTCACAATAAGATTTTAACGTGATACCCCGCATAGTTGCCCCTCCCTTATCGTCAGGATCATCCACCCATAGTCCCTCTGCCTGAAGAAGCTCATCTATAACGTCTGTATGTGACGTTTTTAACCCTAGTAACATTATTGTCTCCTTTATAAAAAACTTAACTGATTGTCCAAAACCTCTTCCTTTTCAGGTTGCGGTTCATCTAACCTGATTATTAATCTCGGATTTTTCCTATCGAGACTAAAAGAATGTGAAATATAGGTTACATCCTTCAAGGTATCGTTCCTAATAATGCCAGCATCCTGTAAAGAGTCAAGCACTATTTTCTGTCCAACCCCTGCACGATTATCAGGATCTGTCCTTAAATCAGGGAAATACCAATCAAACTTAATCTTTAAGGGATACAGGTTAACAGGACGAAATCCTCGCCTGAATATTGCTTTTAATGCTATCCCAAATGTTTTCTTAATCTTAGCCCTGACGAAATGGTTCCCCCCGTACATCTCATTAAGCGACGGGAACTTTAAATTCTGGAGATCAACCCGTAACCGTTGAGGTTTCGACAACTTCCGCACCCCTCTCAATCTTACCTTGACGAAGATCGGTTACTGGAACAAAAAAAGCTGGTTTCCCCCAATTGCCCGGATCAGCTTCCCACTTTTTCTTTTTAGCTTCTTCCGACCAAATCCAGCCGTTATACACAAACGTTGGTAAATTCCCACTCATGGATATACAGTAAACATTATTATCTTTAGGGCTAACTTTTAAAGTGTCCCTACTACTCCATCTCACCTCAATATCGTCACCGATATCAGGGTGACCGAACTTGTTCACCGTAGGAGAATAAAATAGACCTGCAAACTTACAAAAAGCGACTTCAGCACATGCGCCCAACTGATGAAAAAGCAACATTTGATCTGGAAACTGTTCTGGGAACCGAGGTTTCCTGTTCTTGGAAATGCTTTCTGCATACCTCGTCAGCCCTACGGTACACCCCAAGACCATCTCTTGTTGTGTCAAGGTTATCCCCTTCATACCGAAGCCTCCCCCAAGTTCCCTGTTTCAACAAGCCTGTCCTCATCAGAGTACGTTAGTGGAACTTCATCTAAGATTTGATCCAGCTTAGGTTGGATTAATTCGTGATACTTCTTCCTAAGTAACGCCTCTGAATCAGAAGGCAGATACAGCAACCCTCGCTCGAAATCTGAGAACCTTCTTCTTTGCAGACCCGTAACTTCCGAGGCTTGCTTTTGGGTTAACCCCGCATCTACACGCAACCGTTTCAGTTCTTTGCCTGTCTGAAGCAATCCGGGGTCAGGGGTCTTCACCTCTCCCATCCTTGACCTAATAACCTTCTGGACAAATTCGCAACAAGCTACAGTATTGTTATTCACTTCTCGGCCCGTAAACCTTACCAGTTCCCACCCATCTTCCTGTAATAATCGGTGGCGTTGATAATGTTTCTGAATCTTATCTTCATCCAAATATTTGCGGTACGTAGTTTCAGCATCCTCAGGGACATTCTCCCCGAAATGCCCCATCCCATCAAGCTCAACAGCGACCTGAGTTTCAGGATGAACGAAATCTATATAGAAATTCTGTCCCGCTACAGAGTTGTATACAGGATAGTTAGGTTCCAAATGAGTCCCGCTATCCAGATCTGCCCACATCTCTTCCAGCCAATACTCAAAAAACACTTTCTCTATCGGACTATCTGGATGTAAAAGCAGGTCATAGTTAAATTTATATATCCAATTCCTTAAAGCGTCCTTCATTGTCACAGGAGGAGAATAAGCAGTCAGTCCCGACAAGTACCTGTAGACAGGGTCTTTCGGGATTCTTTTTTGTGCAGATTCATCCATGTACACCACGACTCTGGCATGTGACCTCTCCGTATCGAACCCCTCAATCGGAATTCTATCCTGTCCCAAAATCACCCCTGCCTCTAAAAAGGTTAAAGGGTCGGGAGGTGTAGATATATAAATAAATATAAGATCCGATTTCTCTTTAGCCTGACGAACCGAATTGCATATTCCATACGAATCAGAAACCTCGTCAAAATCATTATTAAAATCTTCATGGAACCTTTTCAGCCCCACACCATTGAACCTGTCCAAAACAGAAAAATCTGATGACCATAGCAGGTTGTTATTATCCTTAGCTTTATCCTCTATCTGAAAAGAATTGCAAACTTCACCTCTCCACTCCTTACTATGGGTTCCCGCAAGATATATTGTAGGGGTATTAATCTTTTTGTCATCCATTAAAATGGTATCTCCTCTTGCCCTTCTTCACCTTCAAGGGGTCCGAAATCTGTTATGTTTGCCCTTATCTGGCCCGCTTGGTTCTCTTTATGAGTAACTGTGACCATAAACGAAGCTCCGATAGAGTTCCGTACATCGAACTCATGGTCATCGTCTTTAAGGAACTCTAGTAAATCCTTATAGTTACACCGCTTTAAAGCCATTAAAAGCCTTCCAAGTTTACTGGTCTCGCCAGTCTTCAGTTGTGTCCATATCCATAGTGGACGTTCAGACTCGCTTGTATCAACATGAAACTTGTATTGTCTCCCGTACTGACCTTCGTCTACCTCAACATCAGCGATCACCCCTTCAAACTCTCCTTCCGGGTGAAGGGAGTCGTTAAAGCTAATCACAAATTGATCTTCCATATTACAGGTTCTCCTTATCCAAGGTTGTTTTTAGTGAACGGAATACTTCTGATTCCATTGTATACTCATAATCAACCAACATAGCTTTCCATGCGGAATTCCATATTGTCCAAGGGAGTTTCCCTTTCATCCGCTTACAATCCGCTTTTTCGGTATCTGTAAGCCAATTCGTTAAGAATCTCGATCTAGCTGGTGGTATATATAACGCTTTGACATGTTTACACCCTTTTAACCAGCCGTAAGTCATACTTAGGGTGTCTTTATTCGGTATTTCTATCATTATTTATAGCCTATCGTACCATTCATCTGGCGGTTCACTACTGTCTATGACAGGGATTGAGTACGGGTCAATATCATCGTTAAAGAATTCCCAGTCAAAGATTAAGTCTTCAACCTCTTCTTCGGTCAAACCCTTCATTTTTATGTAATCTGCCTTAGCATATTCCAAAATATCTTCTATACCCATCACTCCATCATGGAAAATAATGATACTTACTGCTCCCGAACCATTAAAATCGAATCGATTGGTTACGGTACACCGTAAACTATCCCATCCTTCCTCATAAGCTATGTCACGAACCCATCTTTCTAGTGTTCGTAACACAGGAAACGCAGTCACTGTCAGTGAACCGCTATTATCATCAAAGGTATTATTATTAACGGTATCGTCATACCACTCTCGTAGTGCGGATTGGAGTAACGTTGCTCGTATATAACCGAACTCTAACATGATATCTTTCGATATACGTGTCGCTTCCCGTAATAAAGCCTTATATGTTTTAATCGAAGTCGGGTTAATCGGCATAGATGATTTGGCTAATTCTTCGGCAGAGGTTAAATGAGTGGGTGCAAGTTGCGGGATAGGTATGTTACTGAGAATGATTATCTCTCGATTACCCGAATTGACAACGGGACGGACACGATGAGCTGCTTGAACCATTTCTGATTCCCGATAAATACGGGCCATTCGTTCAACTCGTTCATCCTGATAGCGTCTGACTTGCACCTCATATCCTTTACCGTTAATGTCACGGTAATCGTATTGTTCCCAAACCCTATGGGTATCCATATTAACTCTATCGCCACCGACAAAGAGTGCATTAACCTGTTCTTCAAGTTGATCGGTATTGATATTTGGAGTCCCTAAAAGAATAACGGTTTCCCTGTCTTCATATTCGTTAGATCCTCTGAGATTCCCATAATGTTCGATCCCTACCGCACCCGACAACTCGCCCTTATCCTGAAGGGTTTTAAGGTAATCAGCGATAACTTTCCACGTTACTATGAGACATTCTTCTGGATTTTCTTCCACTTTAGGGAAAACAATAGTATCGAGTAACTTCTCTAAGGAAAACTTAGGTGCTTTAGTCTTAGAGTTCCAAAGAGAAGTCACGCCATACGCACCATCAACGAGTTGGACTATAGATGTATCAGGTAGTTTGTCGTATGACCACTCTTCAAAGGTTCTGCCCGTTAGCATCTCCAGCAGTTTCGGGTCTCCCTGTCCATCCAGACAGATTAATGGTGTATGCGAAGGGACCGCAAGGTCGTTTTTAATATTTAGTCGTATCCCTTCTGCTACATCAAAGTAAATCGAGGAATTATATCCATCTTCATCATAATTCCTGAGTTCCCGATCCAGTACAGTGACCAGATCACTCTGAAAATTCAACGGAACTCCGTCCTTATCGTCAAATTCGCTATGGATGGGAAGTTCTTTGATGATAGCGTATACTTTTTCTACTTCCAGTAGGTTTTTGCTGTGAATTTTTGCTTTTGCTGAGTCAACATAGTAGCTTTTCCCATCTATAACGATAGAAAAGTCCGATTTCCTGTTAACAGTCAACGAATCGAACTTAACGAGTACGGTTTCGTTCTTAATTGTCTTGTCTGGCTCGCATTTACGTATCAATTCTTCTAATATTTCCTGATTCCCTGCTGTTTTGATAAGGATATCCATTAATTCCTTACCACCAAGTGTACGTGCACCACCCATATCCCGTTTAAAGGTCTCATATCCTTCCCGAACAACCTTCAGAAGCTCCAAAACGTCATCACTCCAACATTTACTAATAGCAAAAGTAAGGTCTTCTTCCTTTATCTCGGTAGTTCTGATCCATTTGGACGGGGAAGGCTCATCGATGACCGCTACACTAGGTAATCTTGGCGTTGTATCTTGCCAACCATCAATATTTTCTTCTTCTGGACCGAATATAGAGTTACAAAAGCGTGGGATGAACAACGTTTCATGTACCGTTGCCAGTTTCCCTTCCTGTTCAAACTGATTGAAATATAAACAATCACCCAGTCCTATATCACAATCCGTCATGCAGAGATTACTTACAACGTTCCATCCTCTGGAGGCTAATGAATTAGCCCGTTCCCATTGATGACAGAGACTGGGTAGAGTCCCATAGTTCACCTGACCTGTAACCTTAGCGGTTTCGATAGCGTCTTCGATCCTTTCCTGAAGGATAGGTAACGGGATAGTTCGCTGTTCCTGTAACCGAGGTTGTCGTGGACGTATTCTCTGCCAATCTTTAAGGTTAACCATCAAATCATGTCGAGGCATAGCGAATACTGGTCGTAGAGTTCCTTTAGCTGATAGGGACTCCAAGACAATTCGACTGGTATGGGTTTTACCGAGTCCGGGGATAGCCCTCATTAATAACCCTTTACCACCACCCGAAACAGCAAAATCAGTAATAATGGTCCCCATAGAGTTCCTTAACCCTTCCAGATCCACTTCAACATCTTCTGAAATGAAAGTACTGTCTACCACCCTGATTTTTTCCTGAATCCTTTTAACGATCTTACCGTTTTCCCTGACAACTTCACCGTCATCATCGAAAACTATTGTGGGGGTGGTTTTAAGGGAGTTAATGCTTATTGGCGGGGAGTACGGTTCATACTGTATATTCGGAGAGTTTGCCTGTACCAGAAAATCGTCAATCCCTTTATAGGTTGAGTCCCATCTGGCGAACCGTACTTTGTATCCCCATGAGCTTATATGTGTTGCGAGTTTGTCTAACGCCTTTTTCACTAACGGATTAGTGTCCTGATCCATGTCAAATGCAATATTGACCGTCCCTCGCAAAGCGATAAGAGAGGTTAACGTGTTTTTAAGTTCGGGACGGTCATATGCACTCACACCCGCTAAACCAAGGCAGACCATCCCTAGTTCTTGGGCAGTGATATCAGCTTTTAAAATTCCTTCGGTAAGGTAGAGTTCCTTCGATTTTCTTTCTACTGGTTTCGTGTCTGTGGGTGGTGGAGCGATGTGTGTCGGAGTCCCACTTGTGACTGCCTTTCGGTCTGAATTCGAGAACCAAATGTACTTGCTTTTGGTGTCGGTGTCCAGCCTGATCTGGGAGCCGATGTAGCGTCCCGTAGCGTCTACACAAGGGATTAGCATACCACTGAGCCTAGGCAGATACATACTGCCATCGTTGGCCCTTCTGAATCCTGCAACCTTACGCAACTGGTCAGCACTGAACCTTTCCTTCATCTGTCGTGTAGCTTGTTGCAATGCTGTTCCTTCTGGGTAGGTACGATATTGCGATGTCTCAGCTATCCCACGTGCTATTAGATTGGTCTGATGCTCATCTGATAGGCTCAGGATGCTCCACAAGGCTTTCAAAACCTTGTCGGTAGTC